GGCCCTTTGGGCCATACGTCTCTATTTCTCTGTGTATAACCGTTGTGTTATGCATAGAGACGGGAGTAATGATCCTGTTATCAATTCATTTATTGCTATGCTTCACCGTTTGTGTGTCTCATAGCAATCGTCACTTTGACGTAAACTAGACCGTCTTACCTTGTTATTTGTATAGTGACTATTGTACCTTTAGTGTGTTATATTTGTACGTTATTTCTATCAAGCTCGGCAGAATCGGAACATTTAACGTTGCATTGGAGGCTCTATATTTTGTACTTTTCCCAGTACTTCAATATTTAGCTAGTTCTTATGGCAGGGATTATACACTCTCGTAATGTATATCTCCATTACCCAACGTTATATTAATCCGGTAGTTCTGAGTGGATTATTTTGCGCGTATAATTACAACATCTAACCTAAAGCGTTGTTTGCTCACTTGTAACAATCTTGAATGATACACGTAGCATGATACTTGAAGACATGATTGGCATGATAACCATAAGGAGGGGATATGGGTTCACAATCCAGTGAATTTTGTTCTCGATTTAGTTATTTATAACTAAATTTGCTCTTATGGGTGTACCCTTAGGTGTGGGATTTATGTCCGTTATCTTAGTAGTGTTGAGTGTGAAATGTATTGTAATAGAAGTGCGTACTTGTGGGGACGGTTGGCCACCTCTTGGCTGATGATTAAGGGGGAGCATCCTTTCTCCCCCTTCGTAAACCTTTCGTTAATGGCTGCCTGCTAGTGGGCTCTCACTAGCAAAACTTTTCTTTTCTTCCACCATGGCCACAACTATAGATCAAACGCTTTCGGTTAATGCTTCAGTTGAAGAACTTCATGCGCAGTGTACTTTTTACAGCAGAATTTTAAAATCTGACCTTGATAAGTTGGATAGTTTTATGACTTTATTCGATGCACTCGGAGGAGCTGATATTAATGAATATCGTAGAATTTACGGTCTTATTAAAAGATTGCGTTTTACCATTAATCGCGATATAAAAAATTATGAACAATGCTTAAACGCATACGCTATAGCTATAAAACCAAGTGTTCCTTTTGAATTTCAAAGTAAGGAAATGAGTTTTGTGCAGGATATTGCTAGTTGCATTCCAGTGGTGGGTAATGTACTTGCCAAAAGTATGCCAGCTATAGGCACTCTTGCGAAGAATGTGTTTGATGAATTCATGCACGACACGCCACCGATTAAGTGTAGTGAACCAGGCAATTATGCATTGGTAGACATACCCAAAGAAGTTAGTTCGCTAGCTCTTAGTCAAGACGATATAATGCCTAATCAGCATGCTCTTCTGAGCATGGATGTAGAATACATGCAGCGGATGACTGATATTAGAGAAAGGTGCAAAATTCCTGCGCGTATTGCAGTTATTCCTTGGGCTCAGGCGCAACCAGCTGGAGTTCCACTTGCACGTATTAATGTTAATACACAAATAATAACACCGCGCGTTTCTGGAACCAATACTTTTTGGGACAATACTCCGATTTCATATTTTTCCCAGTTCTTTGCTTTTTGGAGAGGTGGAATTCGATTTACTGTAGAGTGTTTGCCAACTAAGTATCATCAAGGACAGCTTTATTTAGCTTTTAATCCAAATTTGGCAGCAATTTCAATTGACGGTGCGCGTAATTGTACTTCAGCTACTATTGATTTAGGAATGAATAATCGTACATCATTGGACATTCCTTTTGTTACGCAAACTGATTATTTGAATACTATACCTTTTCGTGTCCCACAACCCGCTGCTACATTGTTAGATACATTGGGAACTTTTAATATTTTTGTACAGAATGATCTTGATTCAAACGGAACTGTGTCGACGACTATAGACATTAATGTTTATGTCGAAGTTATGGATGATTTTGAATTTAAAACTCCGGTGGCTTTTGATTTTACCAACGAGCCGGTACAAACTTATATTGGCTCCTGGCAGATGAATGAAGAAGTGGTACGTAATGTTCACCAGGCTGCACCGATACACGATGATAGAAATACTAAAGATACTAATGATGTTAATACAAGCATTTGTTGTAATGTTGAATCTTCCAACACTCAAAATGTTCTTGAACGCGAATATTTGCAGAGTTTTGGAAATGTTTTTTTGACTTCTAATAACATAATAGACAGCTTATTATCTTTTAGATTACCAGATGAATATTTTAATGTCAATTTTGCAACACGTGGAGTTTCCAATTATCATGAGTTGTATCGTATGGATTTTAAAGTTACATTGCGTATCAATCCTTCTCTTTTCCATCAGGGTGCCCTTATAATGTATTGGGCGCCTTTGAGTGAAGATATGAGAACTGGTATGTCTGGTGGAACATTAACGCAATTGCCTCATGCCATATTGAATATAGCTAATGAAACGGAATGCTCGCTTATTGTTCCATATTCGTCGATGACCCGTGTCTTGCGCAGTGCGTATCCTACCATGGGTCGCGTTGAAGTTTTGGTTTGGAACCAATTGCGGTGCCCTTCGACCGCACCGCAATCTGTCAAATTTTCCGTGTGGATCCAAGCAATCAACGCGCATATGGCAGTTAAGAGGCAACAAGGGGCCGAGACTACTGCTTTCCAATTTCAGGGAGATGAACCATCGGACACAGCATTGGAGAATTCTACGACACAAGTTGCTTTCAAACAAGCTACAGTTCCAGTCAAGAAAACATTTATATTATCAAAACATGACAATGTTCTTACTTTGTTGAGAAGGCCCGATTATGTGGCTTCGGCTCCATTCATTCATGGCGACGGTAGCGTTAATGTTACCGGTTTGTGGCAACTTCCAGCTTTTTGTGGTAAAGAACATTTTCTTTTGCTTGGCACTTATCTTTCAGCATCTGGGTCCAACCGTTTTGTTATTTCAACTTCTAGTGGAGTTTCGAATAATATTACAATGTTTGCCATACCACATTTCACAGCACTTATTCCACCTGCAGTGACAGTTGCTACGCTACCACCTGTTGTATCTTTTGAACTTCCTGCAACGTTTAATGGTTCAGCCCAATGGCATCCAGGGGTCCAACAACAAAAATTGGTAGAACTTCCTTACTATAATGTCTATCCCATGGTAGCAGATTCTAATAGAATGCGGGAGAGTTATGTGACCGGGTGGCCTTCTCTGTTGATAGGATATACTAATTCAGATACTACTGGTACTTTGCCACGAATTTATTCGTTTCACTCTGTTGGTGATGATTTTATGGTTTATTTTCCTTTGGCAATACCCCAATTCCGTATCCAACGAACAGGAACTTTGAGGGAATCGAGTTCCATTTTGATCGGCAATGTCATAGTTGATCATACATTGCAACATCTCGAAACAAAATTTTCAAAACTTAATTCACAGGCGCATGAACTAACGAAGCCGAATGATATTGAGTTAAAAGATAATTCCAATGAGGTTAAACAGAGATGTAATGTCTCTACCCCGTTGGTCATGGAGTTTCAAAGTGCTGTGTGGCATCCAAGTCGATGGTTTTCTTCCATCGCTGATACAAAGGAGAAGTTAGACGCGATAGGTAATACTGCTGAGAAATTGGAAAAGGGTGACTTAGTTGAGAAATTTGGAGAGGTAGTGTGTGAGGCAAAAGGTTGTTTTTCAGCAATGAAAGATTTTGCGTGTGATGCACAAAAGAGTCTGAATCACGCTCCTTTATCAGTGGCTATGGCTGCATCTAATACTAGTTCAGATCTAAACGTCTTTCTGGAGAAATGGCTTAAGATAACTGAATTTATTATGGATTGTGTTCTCGGAGTGGCTGGAATTTGCAGAGGAGGAGCATTGGCAATTGTTGCAGTTGCTAATTTAACAATCAAGATTGGTAGATTTGTCAAACCACATATTTGGTCTAAAATTGAAAAACTTAGTGTGCCCAAATGGCACTCTCAAGGTAAAGAATTTCCAACTTATGGTATCAAAGCTTTTAAAGTTATTCAAAGTAAGTGGGACTCAGCATTGGAAAGTCTTGCTCCAGGCGTACTTAGTTCAGCATTTTCGTTGATTTCACGAGAGGTCACAGATTCGGATCATCGTTCATTCAAAGTTCGTTACGACGAAGAAATGCTTGGTAAAGTTACACTAACTGAAAAGTGTATTGCCTTTTTCCAGGTAATTGTCGATTATATTTTTGAGGGAACAGGTTATTTCACGGATTGGTATTCGTTGAGTCATAGCAAGATAACGCAACTTGTTCAAGATTTCACCGAACAAAATGCTCGTGGAGATTTTGATTCTGACAATATTTACAAGGGCGACCATTTGGATAAGTTGCGAAAACATTATAAGCTGGCACTAAGGATTAGCAAATATGGACCAGTTACACCTAAATTTCCCGTTTCATACACGCGTTTAGCTACTGACATCATTAAGACTTTTAAAGGAATTCCACCTAAAGCCGGGTCAGCTAGATGTGTTCCCACAGCCGCAGCATTTGTTGGTGATTCTAGTGTTGGGAAAAGTTATATAGTTGGTTCTATATTGCCCACGCTTCTTCTACTTATTTCAGGTGACTGTAAAGATGGAGAAGAAGCTGATGGCGAAGTTTGGGCTCGACCAACTGGTCAAAATGTGCATTTTTTCGATGGTTATACGCAACAGAAGGTCATGTATGTAGATGATTTTCTTAAGAATGTAGACTGAAAAGATGCAGATGATATGATCAATCTCATTTCGTGTACACAAACTCCCTTGGAAATGGCGAAACTCGAAGAAAAAGGACGATTGTTTAAATCAGATTATATTTTAGTTACCACCAATAGTTCAAATTTTAGTAATGTGCATGGGTTGATGTGTTGTGATGCATTGTGCAATCGTTTTAAATTTTCATGGAAGATGAGTTTGAAGGTTTCAGAAGATTTTCCAGCTAGTACCGGAAGTGAGACTGTACAATGGCTAGCTAATAACATGGGAAACAAAACTCCGGCTGAAGTTATAAACCTTATTGATAAGAGATGGAAATTTGTTGCTAATGACGTTAGGGGAGGACACTCTAGGGAAGAGTGTTCTTTTCATGACATTGTTGAGAGTTTAGTAGCAGATAGAAAGTTGAAACGTTCAGTGCATGGGATGATGCGTAAGGCAGTATTGTCGATGAAGGCACAAGGTTTGGAAGTAGATGATGTTACTACTGATGATGAGAGGTCAAAGGAGGAACAGTTGTTGAGTTTATATTATTTGTGTGTTGAGGATGGCACTATAGAACAGTATAAGGACATTATTTGTAGTGATATTCGTGACCTTAATATTTTTCCCATTCCACACGATGGAGATATTAGTGGAGACGAAAGAGAAAAACTAGGGAAAATATTATACCACTTTAGAACAAAGTCTTTTTTATGTCGGCCCAAACCACGTACTCCAACACAACTTGAGTTGGAAGCAAATGATATTCTTCAAGACTTCTATGAAAGCCGCACTGAAGGAACTATCGACCAAGATAAAGAACATTATATATTACGTCTTAAGTTAAATAATTTTGACAAAACGGAAACTACTAAGACTCTGAATGATATACTAAGTATCGGTGAATTGTATTATTTGCTAGATCGTAAACCCATAATTATTCCTTGGAAGGGAGTATTGAAAGAGTGGCTCTTTCTCACAGGAGTGACGACTGCATGTGTTGCTGGAGGTTTTGCAATAGGGTACGGAATAACTCAAATTATCACGCAAATATATCGTGCCTTTAGAGACAAGATAGTTACATCACTGCAAGGGCAAGCATATGATACTAATCCCCGTGTTAAATCGCAGCCGCAAAATACTGTTTTCCAAACGCAAAGCGACGAAGATAAAACGCGAAAGATTAGGAGAAACATTCGCGTCATACGCATGGTTGATGGAGAATGTGATGATATTCTGTGTTCCATGTATTGTTTGGTGTTTGAAAGTAAATTTGTATTGGTGCCAAAACATTTTATTGAGTCATATAGAAAACGAAAAACGCGTGGTGACCATATATCAGTAGAAATTGAATTGATTACAGTTGATGGTGAGATGTTGCGGATGGAGAAGGTTTCCATTAATGAATCTAATATGTGTAGTGTCAACGGACCAAATGGTACTAATAGTGATTTAGTACTGTTGTACCTAGCCAACGCCAATATTAATGGGGCTGGTAAAATATCCCAATTTATACCTTCACGAGTGGAATTTGCAATTATGCTCAAAGGGAGGGATGTTGAAGCAGCCATTCTTGGTAAGCATGAAGATTTGGATATCGCAGTCGTTACTACAGTCAGAAACCAACTCATAGAAACTGACAAGAAAGAAACATATAATATGATATTGGGGACATTTTGCAATACTATAACTAAGAATGGTGATTGTGGGCGACCTTATTATTTTACTAATAATCGCCCAAAACCACTGTATGCTCTTCACTCTGCTATTGCGAATAAAATAACGGCGGGAGCTACTCCGCTTATATTGGAAGACATTATGGAAGCATATAATAAAATAAGGAATGTTGAAGTGCCTATATTGGAAAAAACTGTTGTATCATTGCAGTGTGATAATCATGTGTCAAAGTATTGGAATACTTCTATTCAAAATAGGGGTGAAGTGTCTATCAATGGAATCAAGTTAAGTAAGTATACTATCAATAAGACAGATAAACGAAAGTGGCTTGAACACATTGACTGGCCTGTAAAATACGCTCCTTCATACAAAGGGATAACTGATACTTATCATGTGATGTATACTAATGCTCAGAAGTGTATTCCGAAGTATACTCATGTAGTTGAACCACGTATACATGACAAGTGTGTCGAATTTTATACTAGATCTTTTCCAGAGGAAAGAGATAAACATATATTAACAGAATTTGAATGTATTAATGGATATGGTAGTATGGAACGTTTGGTGATGAGTACTTCAAGTGGTATTTTAGCTAATTGGTTTTCTAATGGTAAATATGAATTTTTCGATTCGGATGGTAAAGATGAGCCAAGTTATACTTTTTCGTATAAAGCCAAAACATATAATATTCCTATTTTCAATCAAACTTTCGTGGAAAGACTTCAAGATTTTGATAGTGGTATACAGATAGGTGAAATACGTGATAGTCCTATATGGGTGGCTACTGTAAAAGACGAATTGCGGAAATTGGAAAAAGTAGAGCAAAAGAAGACTAGAATTTTTGAACAACCATCTTTGGAATATACATTACTAGTTAGAAAATACTTTGGTGCATTTCTTAATTACATTAAAAGCAAAGCAGGGTTTGTTACGCACAGTGCTATAGGCATTGATTATGAGGCAGCTTGGAAGAGTATTTACCAATATTTAGAGAGTAAAGGTAATAATGGATTTGATGTTGATTATACTAATTATGATGGGAGTGTGTCTCCGCAAGCATTTGATTTTTATCGGAGAGTTACTGACTATTATTATGGAGATAGTAGCCCAGCTAGACACTCTTTATTGTATATATTACAAAATTCGAACGTATTGGTTGAACATAATTTAATGAGAACTGATTTGGGAAATAAGTCTGGCAATCCTATGACTGATATTTTTAATTCAATTACTAACGTTTATATTCTTTATGTTAGTTATTTACAGAGTAGATTAAATAGTGGTCTCTCGTGTGATTTTGAAGATTTTCATCGGGACGTTGCCTTATTAACTTATGGAGATGACGTTATAATAAGTGCCGATGACGACACTTTACGGTACTTTAATAGGATAAGTGTTTCAGACACTACAACAAAACTTGGCTTTGTAGCCACAGCCGCAGATAAAAGCGGGAATTTGCAAAAATTCGAAAAATTATCAGAGTTACAATTTTTGAAATCAAAATTTGTACCTTTGGATTGGTGTGTACTAGCGCCCAAACCAATCGAAATAGCTATTCGTCAATTACAATTTATTAACAAACAGAATAAAGGAGATAAACGAATTATAAGAGATTTATTTGATTGTGCGCTGCGTTTTGCAGCACATAATGGAAAGGATGAAGTAACAAGATTACAACGACAGTGTGCCGATAGAGGCCACAATTTGCGATTTGATTTTGAAGATTTCATCCAAGATATAATTGATAAACAGCGGGTCTGTGGTGTGCAGACTCCTTCAATATTTTAACTTAATGTTAGGTTGAAACTACGTATCTAGAGAGATACGTATGTTGAGTGAGAAAGTAAATCCCAGCACCGTAAGAGTCTACTATGGAGTCATCTGTATCAGTGAGTAGACCGCAGCGTGTGTTTGGCGCTGTTTATCCTTAACCCGCCACAAACCAGTGGAAGGGAGCAGGAATAGAT